CGACTCGACCAGCCTGGTGATCGCCGCTGTCTCCTCGTCGCCCGAGGTCAGCTGCGCCTTGTACGTCCAGTACGGGTGGATCGCCTTCTTGTCCTTATTTTTGTGCAGGAAGAAGCGCGCCTCCTCCTGCAGGTCGAAGCCTTGGTAGACGGCAGCCCAGACGGTCTGCTTGCCGACGAGCTTCATCATCTCGAAGCGCTGCTGCCCGTCCAGGATCGCGAAGGTCGCACCTCGTCCCCGTTGCGCGACGTCGATCGCACCGACCAACCGTTCGTCGAAGCTTGCGGCCCCGCGGCGGATGAACGGCCAGACCGGCGGACGCTGGTAGGCGTTGTCGGCGAACAGGGCGGCGATCTCCAGCAGGCGCATCTCGAACGGCCAGTCGGACTCGTCGAGTGAGCCTTTGCGGTCCTTGGATGGCACCACCTGCTGCGGCAGGCCTTTCGCGTCGCGCAGCAGTGCGAAGAACGTGTCCTGTACGTCCTCTGCCTGCTCGAGCTTCTCAGCCAGCCCGCCCCAGATCTCGATGTAGGGGTCGGAGATGTTGTCGCCGTTCAGCAGACGCTGAATGGAGCTTGCGAGCAGGTCATGCGTGTGCGACTTCTGTTGCTCGCGCGCGACCGTGACCGCGACGTGGGCGAGATCGGACTGGAAGCCGCGCTGCTCGGTCGTGCCGAGCGGTTTGATCAGCGGCGTCAGTCGTTCCCGCAGCTGCACGTTGCGCTCGGTCTGCCGCTCGTTGCGCACTGCGACCGCTGCCCGCGTTGCAGCGGCGCGTCGCTCGCGTTGCTCCGGTGTGAGGCGGCGCTGCGGCCGGCGCTCCGTTCCCTTCAGCACGTTCGCTGCTTTCAGCTGCGCCTCCATGTTGTTGACGGCGCGTCCGCCGTGCGCGGTGCCGGTGAGCGTCAAGACCTTGCCGTTGTGCTCGACGTACTCGCCGTTCGGGTCGACGACGCGGTAGTGCCCGCCGCCGGTTCGCTTGAGCGTGTAGCCGTCCTTCAGCTCACGAAGTAGCTCGTTCAGCTCCGGGGAGCCGGTCTTCAAATCGGTCATCCGTTCCTCCTTGGTAAGCGCCCTGCCTGTACGCCGGCGAAAGAATAACGAGCCTGTGGGTGATGGGCTACTGTTTCCAGCCACTGGACGTTCCTCCTTGGCCTCACCTCGGTGAGGTTGGTACGCCCAGTTGACCCGGCCGGGGCGCCCTTGCGGGCGCCCTCGGTCGTTTCAGCGCTGGTTCTGGTCCCAGCAGTCCAGGCAGAGCCAGCGCGAGCCTCTTCGTCTGCGGACATAGAGCAGCCGGCCGTCCTCGCCGCGCACCCGGCCGCAGACGGTGCAGCCGCCGTAGCGGCCGTCCTCGCCCCAGTGGCGGAACGCGGCCTGGGCTTTCTCCGAGAGGGTCACGACGTCGCCCAGCGGTTCGCGACCCAGCCGCCGAACGCGCGCGCCTGCGCTTCGCAGTTGCGTGCCCGCCGCTCGCGTCGGAAGGTGCCGCGCCGGAACTGCTCGATGTGCTTGCCCTCGTGCGCGAGCGTGTTGACCACGCGCTTGTGCACGCTGCTGCTGCCCTGGTCTGTGACGGTGATCAGCCAGCGCCACTCGCTGCGCTTCAACCCCGACAGGTTCGCGATCGTCGGGATGTACGGATAGGCGAGGCCGTAGTTGGCGCGCCCGCCGTTGTCGCGCTTGTAGTGGATGATCACGCGGTCGAGGTCGACCTCGCGCGCGACGAACTTGATCGCCGCAACGATCTGCTCGTCGGGAATGCGTGACGTGTTAGTCCACGCGATCCGTTGTCCTTGTGTGCGGATGATGCGGTGGTTCTTCATTGCTGTCGTTCCTCCTTGTTCGTGCACGCCGACCATGACGTGCTGCGCACATTTTACCGCACTGACAACACTGTCTTCCACGCGGACAACAGCGCAACGAGAAAAGTCCTGCACGCGAAAACGTGCGCTCACGCAGCCATGCGGTTTTGTCGAATTTACAAATCGTCCAAGGAGGCAACAGCATGGGAGTCCATCTTTCACCCGGCGACGTCGCGCTCTGGCTGATCGCGATCGCCTTCTGGGTCTTCGTTCTCTTCGGCGCCAACCTGATCAGCTGATGGCGAAGAAGAAGGGCAACGCCAAGGTGCGCACGGTCATGCACGAGTTCAAGCAGGGCAACCTGCACTCCGGGTCGAAGCGCGGCCTGAAGGTCACCTCGCGCAAGCAGGCGGTCGCGATCGCCATGTCCGAGGCCGGCAAGACCAAGCGAAAGAAAAGGAGACGCTGATGGCGACCAACCCGCAGCATCCATTCGCGGTCGAACTCGAGGACGGCACGGTGATCGGCGGCGCACAGGTGGAGAGCGATGCGGTCACGCTTGCGGCCGGCGCGCTCGCCGTCGTCAGGGACGTGTTGGTCGTCAGGGACACCGGCACTGACACTGTCGTTGCGCAGATCGGTCGCCCGACCGAACAGAGTCCTGCGCCCGCGATCGGCCCGGTGCTCGACTCGATCAACCCGGCCTCCGCCGACCCCGGTCTCGCCCCTCAGGTTCTCACCTGCAGCGGCTCCGGCTTCCAGGACGGTGCCGACATCCTCTGGGACGGCGTCTCTCAGCAGACCACCTTCGACGACGAGACATCTGTTTCCGCTCGGCTCGACATCCGGAAGGGCGAGTCAGGCGAGCAGGTGCCGGTGCAGGTCAGGAACCCGGACGGCAACACCTCCGGCACCGTTTACTTCTCCTGGGAATGAGAGGTGAGTCGTGGCAGTCATCCCGATCCAGACCGTCAAGGAGTACGAAGTCGTGCGCGACGAAGACGAACATCCGCCTTCGGTCGTGCTCGGCTTCGAGGACACCGACGGCCGGCGGGTCGCGCTCGTGATCAGCGACGTGGACTGCTACGCGCTGATCCGCAAGATGACCAAGGTGCTCTTCTCAGCGGAGTAGACCGCCCCGCTCCGGGGTTGGTTCGCCGTCGGCGGGACTCGCGTCCCCTGTTTTCGCCATAGTCAGCTTGTCACCCATCGCGCCGAGCGGGGCGGTCTAACAGACAGTCAGCGGGCGCGGAGCGGGATCTTACGAACCTCGACGCGCGCGATCGGGACGTGGTCGACCACGATCTCGATCCACGGCTGTCCGTTCGGGACGGTGTGCCCGACGATCTGGATCTCCTCGTAGTCGCGTGCCCAGGCGCGCAGCGCGGCCTTCACCCAGCCCTCGACGTCCCAGGTGACAGGACTCTCCTGAACCTGCGTCGACATGGCTGAAGCGTAACTCCCCTGCGGCAGTTCCTGTAAACGACCAGGAGGTTTCGGCCCTTGACGGTGGTCGCGATCACGCTCGCGAGCCTGACGCTTGCGACCTCGACGCTTGACCCGCACGAACACGGCGGCGCTCACCAGAGAGTCGTCGGTCACGGCCAAATCAAGTTCGATGGCGCAGGCCCCGAGAAGTGGGCGTTGCGCTTCCGCAAGGAACACAAGCTCGTCGAGCAGCTGCGGACGCGGCTGCATCAGACGCGACGCACGCTCCTTTCGGCCCCCACCGTCAGCGAGGCGATCAACCTCGCCGGGGCGACCTACGGCTACACCCCGACCCTCTGGCGCAAGGCGCGCTGCGAGTCGGGCTTCAACCGATACGCGCACAACTCTTCCGGTGCCGCCGGAATCTTCCAATTCCTTCCCAGCACCTGGGCTTCGACGCCCTACGGGGACTTCTCGATCTACGACCCGTTCGCGCAAGCACTCGCGGCCGGCTGGATGCACGCGCACGGGCGCGGAGGTGAGTGGGTCTGCCAGTGAAGACGAAGACGCCTGAACACGATCCAGCGGTTGTCGAGGCCTTCAGGAAGGAGTACGCCCGCCGGCTGAACGAACGCGCTGCTGCGATGCAGCATCCCGGCGGTCTGCTCGAGCACGTCGAGTGCATCGACTCGCGCACCGGCGAGCGCTTCTCCTTCCAGATGAACGACCCCGAGGCCGGCTGGTTCTGGCAGCGCGCGACGATCGACGACTGGCTCGCGAACCCGCTCAACCTCGTGCTGAAGGCGCGGCAGCTCGGGATCACCTGGCTGGCCGTCGGCTACGCGCTCTGGAAGCTGCTGACCAAGCCGGGGACGCGCGTCCTGATCGTCTCGATCAACGAGGACGAGGCGATCAAGGTCGTCAACCGCATGTTCGACATGTTCCACTCGCTGCCAGAGCATCTGCGCTTCGAGTGCGAGATCACGAAGCCGTCGCGCGGCGCCCGTCCCTCGACGCTGATCGAGTTCACGCACAAGGACGGTCGCATCTCGAGCGCGATCGGCCTGCCGTCCACGAGACGCGCCGGTCACGGCGAGGTCGGGACGCTGGTGCTGCTGGACGAGTTCGCACGCCATGAGTACGCACGCGACTCCTGGAAGGCGATGTTCGCTGTCGCGGACAACGGCGGACAGATCATCGTCATCTCGACCGCGAACGGCGTCTCGAACGAGCAGACGGGCGAGGGCAACTTCTTCCACCACCTGTACGTGAACGGCGACGACTACGGGATCAACGTGCAGTTCCTCCCCTGGAACCTGCACCCGGACCGAGACGAGCACTGGTACACGAACGTCGCCAAGGCGCTGCCGGCGCACGACCGCGCAGAGCAGTACCCGCGCTCGCCCGAAGACGCCTTCATCAACACCGGCGAGTGCTGGTTCGAGCTGGAGGCGCTCGCCTGGTACTCCGAGCACGCGCCGCTCGAGGAGAAGCGCCGCTTCACCTTCTCTGTCGAGCTGGACGGCAACAAGGCGAAGCTGCGCGAGCAGGAGCGCGGCTGGGTGCGCGAGTTCGTCAAGCCCGAGCAGACGCACGAGTACGCGCTCGGCGCCGACGTCGCGACGGGGCGCGGCATGGACTACTCCTGCGCCTACGTCATCGACTTGAACACGATGGAGCTGTGCGCGGAGTTTCACGCCAAGCTCGACCCGGACGAGTACGCGGAGCAGCTGCACTTCCTCGGCCGCTACTACAACAACGCGCGCCTCGCGGTTGAGATGGGTGGCGGTTACGGCGAGCCGGTGATCATCTCGCTCAGAGACGGG